GGACACAATAAAAGAAGAAAAAATTTTTAAAACAGAAACCTATATCATCATAAGCGCCTAATGTTAGTTCACTTCCTACGCCTTTCTAATTCGATGTAGTAGGCCAGAATCTCGCAAGACATCTTGAAACCGGCGATCATGTGATTTCGGAGATTAAGTTGATGATTTCCTCGATAGAATTGTGTGCTGATTTGGATCGGAGAGTGAGGATTCCTAAATCTCTTGAAGATGTCCCCCGAAGAGAGGAATTGATTCAGCTGATCTTCTAGATCTAGTTTGAAATACCAGTTCGAAGAATCATCCCAGATTCGAGTTAACTTTCCGCTGATGAACAGTTCAATCATTATGTCAACTGTCTTCAATTTCACAAGAGATGACAGGACAACCAATTTGTGGGTGATAGATAGATTCAGCTCTTGAAGTTGAGAGTGCTCGGTGTCCTCTGTAACGGCGACATACAAAGTGGATTCCAAGATGGATCTGAGGTTGGTCTGAATCTCTCGAATTGGGGGAGGTTGTGTGGACATGAATCCAAGGCCAGGGAGATGGGAGAGAATCTTAAAAGGACACCTGATGTTCTTCGGAGGTAACTTGCTCACCCAAACTCTTCTCTCACGCTGAGTCAAGTAACCCCTCTGATGCCTTGAAATATCCGCTATTAGAGCAACGGTGATGGAGGTGATCTCTCGGGTTATAGCTCCGGAAGGAAGTTTGGGAACCAAATCCAATAAAGCTATCTTGACCGGGTTCTGAGCTATCAGATACCCTTCGTATCCGACATGAGATTCCAGAATGGTACAAACAGCCACTGTCTCAGCATACTCAGTGAGCTGATCGAAGAGACTAGCAATCAACTCTGGCAGATCAAAGAAAATCTTGATGATGAGGATGGAATTGATGTCGCCTTTGAGCGACCAAATCTTGATGACATTGGACCAGATGGAATATCCAATCTGACCTCTCGACTCACCTTTGGGCAGATCTGCATCACACTTGACCAAGTGGTACTTGCGAAAATCAGAAGTAATGTTGCTCACCACCATCTCAGATGTCAAGTCACCACCTAGAACCATCTGTGTCTTGTAGATCAATCTCGGATGAGGATTTGATTCCAGAGTAGCTGGGTTCAAGATTCTGCAAGCTGCGGGGACGTGAATGTTGTCTGCCTCTTGTTTACTGTTCCAGTAAACATAACTATGGGGGTAGTTGTCAAGGAACCACCTGCTGTCGCCTCCTTCACCATCCCCCAAACACATGATGTTCAATTCCTTATTGCACTGGCTCGGGAAAAGGTTTAATTTTTGTAGCAGACTCAATAGCTTGCAGCTGGATGTTGTCATGTTTCCACGTGCTCGTCTAAGATGCGTTAGATCAACTCGAGGAATTCCCGGTGTAGCAACTGAAGCCATGTTCACAGGGCGACCTTTCGTCCTCGCATAACCTCCTGAGACGACGACATGCTCAAAATCGGCAGGGTTGATCTCATCCAATGCTTTTCTTGTCCATCTGACAAAGGTTCTCTTCTGGTCTTGACCTGGATCAGCCCTGGCGTCATCAAGATCTCGCGGAGCTTCACTCAATCGAATGGTCTGGAAGCTAGATGCCATGTCAAAGAATAGGATCGTTATCTGACCGTAGATATCAGCATCTTGATCAATATAGTCATCACACTCTCCTATAAGAAACTCATGAAGCTGAGGGCCTGTCATCTGGAAGGGATAACCCCAGATTCTGAGCATTGATCTGTTGATGCTTGGCAGGCTATCGTATGACGTCTGATCCAGGGAAGGATCATCGTCTTCAGCGCTTCTAGTAATGTTGAACCGGATTTTCTGATTCGTTTTGGCTAGCTCGTCTCTGACTTCTTGTGTTGATTTAGTGAAACCGTAAATATAATTCACGATTCCTCTAAAAATCTCCTCATCACCGGACACAAAATCCAAATGACCCTCAGGTGTCAGTGTTAGAAGCTCTTTCAAGGGATTGTTCCTGATGATCCAGAACATCTTGGTGTGAGTCATCGCGAGAGCTCGGCTGCGAATAATGGAAGAAGGGGAGTAGACGTGGCACCTTAGAGTTTCCAATTCCGTAGGAAAGGATTCCAGAAACCACTGGCTGAATGCAATTCCAATGAATTTTGCAGCTTTTGAATAATCCAGGATGGCATTCCCAACACCTGAATCTCCTCGATCGAAAATCTCACATGCCCCGTAGATCACTCCAGCGAGTCTTCCGTGCTTCTGACATTGGTAGAGAAAAGAAGCCCATGGCAAGGATCTTGAGTCGAAAGTCGAGTAGCAGCTCAGGATATTCCCCAAAGTCAGAACGTTGAAGTAAGAGAAGGTGAATTCAACAACGTGTGGTATCAATTCCATTGCTAAAATCATTCCGGGAAGCTTGACGATCTCGGTGCCAGTTAATGATCTGAGGAATTTGCCTCGTCCTTTGAGCTTGGATAGGTCGCGCAAGGTCTCAACAGTCGGTCGGATGACATCATAACCGAGAGCTAAAAGCTGCTGATCTTGAATGGTGATTTTTGCCAACTCCGAGGCAATAACGTGTTGAGAATCCTGAAGGGTCGGGGTGATATCGCCTGCAATCACTCTGAAGTCCATCGACATCTCGCTCTCTAAGATGTATTGTTCCAGTAACCCCTGAGCTTCATCTATTCCTGATCTCAGTCCTTTGGGTTGATAGGGAAAGCGTTCAAGAAACACAGTGTCTGCGAAAATGGTGTTTCTCTCATCAATCTCCGTTAAACAATCTGGGCATTCCGGAACTGTTGCCCAGTATTTGCCTGAATGGGAGATAGTCTTTGGAAATGACCAGTTCAGGAGAAGCAGCGATACATTGTGACATAGGAGATGGAGAAAGTTGAGTCTATAATTCACTGATCTGTTTCGAAAAGCTGAATGAGTATTCGTCGTAGTTTTTACATGACTCATCATGTTCTTAACTTGATTTGGAAGGATCTCCAATCTGAAGCCTCTCGCCGCAAGATGGTGAGTGCGGGTTCCACTCTTCCTCTTATTCGTGAATACTTCTCTTTCTTCGGGGGTCAAGTCGACGTAGCTTTCTAGCACTTTCAAGATGAGCTCGTGGAAAGTAGGAACACTCTCAGGCAACGGTCTGGATGTGTCAAGATTAACGGTTGTTAAAAGCATCAAGAGCTTCTTCACGTTGTTGACAATGATGTTGTAAGTGTCGATCGCAACTGGAGCTGCATAAGTACCGGATGGAGTTGAGTCACCAAGGAACGGATCTCCATACATTCTCGAAAAGTGAGGTGTCTTGAGATGAGGAGTAATTTCGACCACTGGTTTAACTTCGTACACGAAATGGTCATCAAACCAAGATGAAGGAGCTTCATGTTCATGGAGAATCAATGTTTGATGTTGGATAGGTGGATATGTAATTCCATTGACATCAAAACCCCAACTTTGATTGCGGAGTTGTTCAGCCAAAACCGTAGGACAGTTGTAGTCAGAGAAGAAGATTTTCATTCTTTTCACTCCTGTTGGAAACAATATTGATCTCCGAAATGAGTGGGTTTCAGCTTCACGACGGTTCATCGAGTTTAGCAACCCAACTATCCTGTATTGAGACTCGCCTGTGTCTACGAGGAATCGGATCATAGATTTAGAACTCGTGAACTTCTGAATGAATTGGTCTTGAATGGTGCAAGGTGAACATTCATAAACCGCTGATGACAATTTGGCATCGTAGTAATCCGCAGAAAAGATGGTTCTGATAAAGTCTTTCTCATAAGAGGATGCTGTCCGGTCAAACAATGCGCGGACTGTCCTATTTCTTGCAGATCTCCTTATCTTTTCTCTAACTTTCCTAATGAGTAAGGATTTTGCGCTTGAAGGTCGATTGATCGGGAGTGAATAAGGGTCTGCTAACAGGAGTTTAAGGGGTTTTCGCTGTGACACTGGAAGAGAAAGGCCTTTCTGGAGGTAAGGTAAGTAATCTGGGTAGTTTCGCTCGACGAATTTCCCCAGACCGCAAAAAGCCGAGACAAGATCTGATTCTGCTCTCACAAACATGTTGTGGAGGTAGATTATCGGGAAACCTCCTAGAGCAGCTGGGATGAGCATCAGAGAGACCATCTCACTCTCATTGAGGTCTCTGTAACTTGGATGATCCTTCAGATAAAAGAAAGACCACGTTGTTGCGACCAGATAGGGTGCGATCTGATTGATTCCATAGCCTGTTGCACTATGCGCATTGCTGAAGGCTGATGCTATGTAGTCGTCCAAGCTGGTGTGAAACGCGTTGTGAGCTCCGTAGCATTTCTGTATCTGCCGAAAAGAACTAGTCAGAGCCACGTCCTCCACATAGATCTTCTTCGAGAAAGCCATCACAGCACTGGATGCCCAGGATTCCTGCAGCTTCACCTCATGGCCAAAACTGTCCAATCCTTCTCTCAAATCCATCTTCAATTTCGCTGCCAAATTAGCCATGCCCTGTTCTTGAACATCCTTCTTGGGTATTAGAAACCTGACTCTTACATCATCACCTTTGCATAGGATGTCAAACTTGTATGCACAATCTCGGAGAGAATATCTCAATTGCTGGATGTAGACGATCATCCACAGTTCTTGAAGGAGCCCTTCGATCCCACCTAGTTGACCTTCCCAGTAAGTCACTTTCTCTCTCCCGATGTTGTATAGCAGCGCATGCTCGAAAGCCTCATGAGCTTTCGAGAACAATTCTGTTCCGGTGATGGCATCCAGAACAGCAGAAGAAGGAGGACCAACTGTATCCACTGTGAAGTTGTTGTTCCAGGACTTAACATCACAGCATACTGTCAATGAGAGTAAACCTCTGTCGCCCCTTTCCATCTTGCTGAATGCGTACATCTTCTTAATAAGTTCTAATTCGCTGAGGACCAATGCTTGATGGGAGGAATAGTGTTCAAGAAATTTTTTGCAGAACTTGATGATCACCTGATTGAGAGATCGTCCAAGATATGTCTGACAACCGAAGAATCTTGCTAAGAGTTTCAACTCCTTCTCCTTTTCTACAAGTTTGATCGCAAAGTTTTCTATGAACTCCTCCACAGAAGTGAATTTGGATCCGAATTCTTTGGCAAAACTGACATGATCGATATCGGCTGGACGACCCATGATGAAAGCTAGAAGGCATCTCTCAAATTTCCAATCATTCGGATCGTAATCTTCGCGATTTTTCAAGAATTTCTTGTAGACCTTAGATTGTGAGTGACTGATAGTAGTGTCTTTCAGATGCGGCAGCATGTTCTCCAAGTAGTCCACGTCCATGTGTTTCTTGAGAGTTACGGTAGACCAGTGTTTGTTCTCAATTGTGCCCAAATGATTGAGACCTGGGTCATTGAGATCCCTACCTGTTCTGAAAGCCAGCTTCATTCGAGGATGGGTGTCTTCCGAGTACTCCATTGGTGGATATCTCTTGTTGTTGGTAATGAAGTATTCTCTGATGTAATCTTCTTTCAAACTATTAGCTGTCCAAGCAATCGCTTCAATCTTCACAGACCTAGGCTTGTTGGTCCTCTGATGTAGTTTCTTCAAACCCCCTTCCGTTTCAGTCAAGGGGTGACCCGACATTTTAGACAGACAGATCAATTCGGCAACCAATGCTGAATCCGTTTCTCTCAGCAACTTGACAATATGTGAATCCATTCGTAACTTCCATTCCTTTGCATCCTCGTGATCGTCATTCACCGCATCGATGCAAGCTTGCAAGAATTCGTCATTATCCCATTGCTCGTGACGTTGGATGAGGATTCCCATACCGATTGCCTCCAGTGAAGCTGCAAAAGAAAAAAACGATTTCGGATGTGTTAGATGGTATCGGTGAAGGAGCTTCAAGAACTTCAAGGTAACAGTGAACGCATTCTCCGGTAGATAGGTGTCTTCAGCGAACAAGGAAAAGAGAAGAACCGAAATGTGATCACTGATCTTGTTGTGTATTTGCTGAATGGCGGAAGCTGGCATGATGTATTCCTTGCCTTCTATTCTGAAATAAGACATTGTCCTGCTCCAGACGATCTTGATGTCTGATTCTTCCCATTCAATGGAATTGCTATCCTGCTCTAGGATTCGATCCACATCCGCCATCTTCCTCTGAAACCCCCTGGAGTTCTTCCTAATCCATCCTTCGGGCAAGGATTCAATCAAAGAAGCAAACCTCTTCTGCCAACAAAAGAGTGAAAGAAACACAGGATGAATTGTTTTGAATTTCTCCTGGAAGATTTTGTAATCCGAAAGATGGTTCTTCGCTATTTCACCTTCAGCCGAGCTCAGATTATATTGAAGTTGAATCTCCAGATGTTTCTTAACCATTGACCAGACTGAGGATATGTCCTCAATCAGGTGCTGAGATTCAGTGGATTCAGGTTCAACCTTCCTGTTGAGGATCATGTCCATGATCTTGGGAAGATAAGAAGTGCATGACGGAACTTCTGCTAGGTCCACTCCTTTCAATGAGCGAATGAATTGATCATAATCCGGATCGATCCATCTGGTTTCACCACTCTCCAATTCCGCTGTTGATTCTACTAGGTAGTTTTGGAATGCGGTAATATCATCCCCTTTCAACGCCACATCCAACTTTCGATCAAGGAATACTGTATCTCGAATATCTCGTTGGAATTTGGGTTTGTAGGAAAACATTGTTGTAGTCTCTAGAGACGCTTTGAGGATGAGTTGTGGATCGGGGATACTGTTTTTTTCTTTTTTTCTTGTGTCC